GCACTCCGGTGATGTCTACCGCCTATGTGAACTCCAACACCGGCTCGGTGGTGGACATCACTGACGGCGTGACTGTGACTGCAACGGATACGGACTAATGCAGTGGGGTGGCAGGGCCGTCCTTGTTGTCGGCTCTGCCACTTGCGTTTCGTCTGACCTGTCTTATGCATTGCAAATCAGGCCGAACGCTGATGTGATTGCTGTAAAGTTTTCGGTGTCTATCGTTAAGGCAAAACATGCTGTGACGCATCATCCAGAACATGCTGTTAGGATGAAAAAACTGCACCGAGAAAAATGGGGTGACGAGGTTGTTATTCACACTCCGTACAAGTCAAGTATCAAGCCTGATGATCTGAAGTCGATTGATTGTGTTTGGCCGTGCCTTGCTGGTGTCCGTGGTACTTCCGGCTGGGGAGCGGCGCGTATAGCAAGCCTGCTTGGCTATGATGAGGTGATCCTTTGCGGATGCCCAATTGACCTGGTTCCTGATGATGAGCAGTTTTTCGATACTCAAGTTAAACATGATGCCTCAAAGGTTGGTGCATCAAATCCGCGTGGCGCTCCGTGGAAAAGCAAATCAAATCTTGATGAATGGCATGCTGCAATTCAAAAAGACATTTCTGCTGGGTTAGCTACCAACATTCGTTCAATGAGCGGATGGACAAGACAAGTACTGGGAGCGCCAAATGGCAGCAGGTGATTCAGCCCTTTCGATCTGTTCTGATGCGCTGATCATGCTCGGCGCAAAGCCGATCTCTTCGTTCAATGAAGGAACGGACGAGGCCAATACCTGTGATCGTCTTTACGCAGATATCCGCGATCAGGCGCTGCTGATCTATCCTTGGTCCTTCAGTTTCAAGAAGGTTGCTCTGGCCCAGTTGGTAACCACGCCAGAAACCGAGTACACCTACGAATATGCAATGCCTGGTGACAAGATCGGACCGCCACGGGCGCTGTTTACCAGTGCATCGCCTGGTGACTATCCGCGCAAGGAATACCGCATTTTCGGTGACAAGATACTGACCGACTACACGGCGGTCTGGATTGACTATCCGTACTCTGTGCCGGAATACTCCATGCCGGTCTACTTTGTCCAGCTGCTCAAATACCTGATGGCCTGGCATCTCGCCATGCCGATCACCGACCAAGGTGACAAGGCCAGCTACTGGCAAGGCGTGGCTGTTGGATCACCGGCAGAAAATGGCCGTGGCGGCTACATGCGAACCGCCATGCAGATTGATGGCGCAGGCCAGCCGGTCAACAGCATCAATGATTTCAGCCTCATTGCGGTGAGGTACTGATGACCCGTTTCGTTTCGATCCAGACCAACTTTGGCAGTGGTGAACTTGACCCGTTGCTGCGGTCTAGGGTTGACCTGGCGGCTTATGCTAATGCGCTGGAGGAGGCCACCAATGTGGTCTGCCAGCCACAGGGCGGGATTCGCCGCCGCGCCGGACTGCGCTACCTGACCAGCCTGCCAAACAGCAGCACCACCTCGGCAGCAAACGGGGTGCGACTGATCCCGTTTGAGTTCAGCACCACCGATTCGTATATGTTAGTGCTTACTCACAATCGAGCCGTTGTCATCAAGGCTGGGTCAGTGATCACTAACATCAACGCATCTGGGAATGATTATTTGGACCTTTCAGGCGTTGGCGTTACTGGGGCAATGCTCAACAGCATCTGCTGGACGCAAAGCGCTGATACGCTGATTTTGGTGCATCCTGACCTGGCTCCTGTCAAGATCGTCCGCGGCGGCACTGACGCTACCTGGACGGCAAGCGCGATTTCCTTTGTCAGCATTCCAAAGTATGCCTTTACCCCGGCCTCATCGACTCCAGCCGGGACGCTAACGCCCAGCGCGGTAAGCGGCAACATCACGCTGACTGCTTCCAGTTCTGTCTTTACCGCTGGCTCTGTAGGCCAGTATGTGACAGCCCAGCCGCAGGGGCGCGCCAGGATCGTGGCATACACCAGCGGCACGGTGGTCAGCGCTGTGACGGAGTTCCCGTTCTTCAGCACCTCCGCAGTTGCCAGTGGCTCTTGGACCTATGAGTCTGGCTACGAAGCTGTCTGGTCATCGACCAAAGGCTGGCCGCGCAGCGTCACCTTCCATGAGGGACGGCTGTACTTCGGCGGCAGCAAGTCTCGGCCATCCACAGTCTGGGGCAGCAAGGTTGGCCTGTTCTTTGAATTCGATCCTGACGAAGGGTTGGATGACGATAGCGTCGAGGCCACGCTGGACACCAACAATTACAGCGCGATTGTGGACATCTTGTCTGGCCGCGACTTGCAGGTGTTCACTTCTGGCGGCGAGTTCTATGTGCCGCAGTCTGGCCTTGATCCGATCACCCCGACCAACTTCTTCATCAAGACGGCAACGCGAAACGGGGCCAAGGAAGGCGCGCGGGTACAGACGCTCGAGTCCGGGACGCTATTCATCCAGCGCCAGGGCAAGAGTCTGAACGAGTTCGCATACACGGACACGCAGCTGACCTATGTCACCAGCAAGATCAGCCTGCTGGCTGGACACCTTCTCAAGACCCCAAAGCGCATGGCGCTGCGTCGATCCGTGAACACGGACGAGAACGATCTGCTGCTGATTACAAACGGCGATGACGGCTCTATGGCTGTCTTCTCGCTGCTGCGTGTGCAGAACATCATTGCGCCATCGCAGTTCATTACCGATGGCGAGTTCCTTGATGTCGGCATTGACATCAGCACTATCTATGTTGTGGTCAAGCGCACTGTAAACAGCACGACCCAATACTATGTCGAGTATTTTGATGACACGCTATCTACGGACTGCGCTAAGTCTGGTGGCGCTGCGGCCACTGTATCGATGTCGCACCTAGTTGCTAAGACCTGCGAGTTGGTACTGGATGGCGCTGTTCAAGAGGACGAGGTTGTTCCAGGTGGTGGCACTGTTACCTTCCCGCGCTCATCTACAACATCCTTTGAATGTGGCCTGCAATACTCGGTACGCGCTGTGACTATGCCAGTGGATATCAAGTTGCAAACAGGCACACGGATTGGATTCAAAAAACGGATTGTTGAGGTCAATGCGTTGGTGTACGAAACGCAGCACATGAAGATCAATGACATTGAAATACAGTTCCGCACTTTTGACACGATCAACATCCTTGATAGCGCAGTGCCTGAGTACACCGGAACTAAGACGCTGCATGGAATCCGTGGCTACTCGCAAGATTCAAAGATCACCATTGAACAAGACCTCCCGCTCAAGATGACACTGCTTGGGCTTGAGTACAAAGTAGCAACGCACCAGGGGACATAATGGAACTCTCGACAATTGCGTCCATTGCATCGATTGCCAGCGCAGTAGGCTCTGTCCGCGAAGGATACCAGCGGCAGGCAGCGTTGCAACAGCAGGCGGCAATGACTCGCATTCAGACCGAGGCGCAGCGCTTGGAGTCTGAGCGCAGGGCAATTCAGTACGAACAGCAAGGCACTGCCATTCTGCGCCGGATCAACATGGCGAATGCCGCTGTATCTGCTCGCGCAGCCGCCGGGGGCGTGATGCCATTTGAAGGGTCTGCCGCACTGATAGCCACCACCAGCGAAAAGACAGGTGGCCGTGAGTATGGGTTTGCTACAGAGGGCGCTGGCTCTACTAGGCGCATGGGGCTTGTGGCCGCAAAGCTTGGCGAGTTGAAGGCCGATCAGTACGCGCAGGCGGCAGACACTGCTGTTGAGGCTGGCTGGATGAATGCCGCCGGAAAGCTTGGCATGGCTGCATTCAGCTACAGCAAGCTTGGTGGACAGAAGCCTTCTCAAGTTGAAACTAGAACTCCGATATTTAACGATATGGGAGACATCTATGGCTGAACTTCAACGCTATACGCCGGTTGGTCTTGGATTGGCATCCCTGCCTGGGTTGCCGAATGTAGAGCCTATTGCCCTGCAAGAGCAAATTCGTAGTTCTCAAGGATTGCAATCTAGTTTAGATCGGATATCGCAATTTGCTTTCAGAGAGGCTGAAGAAGAAGCCAAGCGCAAAGGACAAATGTTTGGGATAGAGAATCCCCCATCAATGGCCGAGATAAACACGATACTTGCTGGTCCTGGGACTCCAGCTGAACAAGCAAAAAAAGTTGGCGCAAGATTGCAGCCTGCTGGCACGGCATTTGGTGATGCTGCTAGACAGGCACAAAGTTCAATGCTTCGCGTTGAATTTGAAACGCAGACAAGATCATTGCTGACAAACATCAGCGCTGCAATAGATGCCGGTCAAGTCAATGATTTGGGTCAAGTTATTTCTGCTGTGAATTCTCAAGTAGACACATTCACCAAAATACTTGGCAATGTCTCGCCTAATGATGCTCTGCATTACAAATCAACAGCAAGCGTTGCTGGTAATGCTGTCTATCAAAAAGCTGCATCTCATATCATCAAGATGCGAACAGAGACAATGAAGCAGTCTGTCAATCAGACGCTTGTTGATTCTTCATCGCTATTGTCTGATTCGCTTGCAAATCAAGAAGATGCTAGTGGTGAAAGCATTTCTATGGCAGTTATTGTTGAGCGTGAAAGAATAAGCAATGCCGCATTAAAAGTTGGTGATCCTGCTTTTTACAAATCATCAATGGAAAATTTTGACAAAAGACTTGTACGCGCAGTTGCAGATAGATTAATTAATCCAGATTTAAACTTGACTCCTTATCAAGCTTTAGAAGCTATTGATAAAGGGTCATTGGGAGTGCTTGCTCAGACAGCAAAGCTTGTAGATAGGCAGGCATTAAAATCAGCGTATATCGAAAGACTATCGACAGAGGTTACTGTAAAAACGCAAGCAGATAAGCTTGTGCAAGAACGAAACAAGGATGATGCCATCGAAGTATGGGATCAACTTTCTTCTGGAAAAATATCTGGCGATACGGCAATTGTTAGACTGAGAGCATTGAATATGATTTCAGCCTCAGAAGTGCTATCAATTCGCAATGGTGATTTTGGAGATAAAAAAGCCAATCCAAGAATTTACGGAATATATGAAAGCCGTGCTGATAGAGGGCAAATCAGCGAGGATGAATTGACGGCGGCAGCAAATGCTGGAGAGATTGGCTGGAGCCAAAGAAATGCCTTGGCAAAAATTGTACGAAACAACGACACAAAAATTAGTCAAGCAAAGCAATACATTGACCTGTCTTTGGGCATTAACGATCCATTGAGTCCAGACATTCCTGATGCTGTTAGACAAAGAGCGGCAATGACAAAAGCAAGGCTTATTGAAGCTGCTGATGCTGCTAGGAAGTCAGGTGATCCATTTGATCCAATGGCTATGGCTAGGACGCTGGTATCAGAAAAGCAAGATGCAATCAAAGAAAAAATTGTGGCAGATGCAAAAAAGCGAATAGTTGATCTTATGAAGAAAGAGAAACTTGCTTATGATGAAACAACTGTTTACACAGATGAGTCATTGACTCGCGCCGGAATTACAGATGCAGCAAAAAGAAAAGCAATATTGCGTCAACAAAAAACAATTAGGGGCGAATGATGATTGATCAACGCTTCATGGATTCTGAGGCGGCTGCATATCGCCTGCCTGAGATTGATCTTCAAGAGCCAGCGCCAGAACAGCCAGAGACAGAGCAGCCGATCCAGCTGGCAATGGGTGGTGGTGGCCGTGGACAAAAAGCCCCAGGCTTTGCACAGATACCTGGCGTTGTTGGCGGCGCTTTGATGGACATTGGCGCGAGTGCAGCCAAGGGAATGACGCAAGGCTTCCTTGGCCTTCCCGGCGATTTGAACATGATCTACAACGGCATCAGGGAAATCGTTACCCGTGGTGGCAATGAAACTTTGATGGATGCGTTTGTTCGTGGTGTACAGCAAAAGACAATTTTGCCTACCACTGAAAAGGTCAAGGAGTGGCTAGATACAAACATTCCTTTGACAGGGACTGGTCCAGATAGTTACGAGACTATTGGTGAGTTTGCTGCGCCCGGTGGACAGATAAAGGCTGCAAAAACTTTGGTAAAAGGCGCAAAAGCAATTGCGCCTGATGTAGCAGACATAGCAGTAAAAGCGGCAGAGCGAGGTATTCCTGGCCTACCTGGTTCTGGATTGCCGCTGCGTATGAGCGCAGTTCCTCTGGAAAACTATCCTAATGTGTTGCAATCCACAGCTGCCAAAGTAGATGAAGGCGTTGTTACCTTAAGCGATAAGGTATCTAAAGACCCAGTGTTGCAGCTTAAACCTGAGTATCGCGTCAAGGTTAACGGTGCATATACGCCGGAAGGCAAGACTCAAAATATTCCCAATGCTGTCAATCCTCGAAATTTTGAAGAGGCTGCGGTTCGTTTAGATAATCTTCAACAGTCTTTCCCCGATCCTCTTGAGTCTCCAGAACGATTCTCTGCTATGTTGGCCGCGGTATACAACTCAACGGAAGTACCGATTCCTCCGCGCTGGATGATTGAGAATGCCAACGATATGACCAAGTGGTCAAGCTGGTTTGGTCAGATGAGTAAGGGGCAACTTGATGAGGCTAACAGAGGATTTTCTGTTGTAGACAAATTCAAAACAATCTACGCGGATGGAACTGCAAAAGCAGATACCACTGGCCGACTAATGATGTGGGCAATGCTGTCTCGCCGTGCATCAGCCTATCCGCATGAGTCTGGATTCTTGGACCTTGCTGAAGCCATGACACCTTTCATTCAAAAGGCAGTGGATGGAACATTCACGGCGGCAGATGTTGAGTCTGGCCTTGCTTTGATAAAGCAGACAATACCGGCTGGAAGTCCTGGCAATATGGTTACATCCAATGCCAATGATTTCTTGAAAGTGTTCCTAACAAAGATGTCTGAAAAGATGCCTGATGGAAGGACAAAGCTGCAAACATTGCATGACATGATTGCCGATCCGAATATGACTGGACCACAAATTCGCCGTGCATTTTATGGTGTGGCTGAAGATGTTGGAATCAAAAACAAGGTTCTGTCTTTTGCCTTGTTGGTGTCTGGCCGCGAGGATGTCATGGTCCTTGACCGTATTCAGATCAATCGATTGTTTGCTGGTGGCGATAAGATTTATGATGATGTTGCTCATCTGTTTGACGGTGGTCCTGGCCTGGCAATCTATGAAGGTCTTGAGCGATCTCTTGCGTCACGGATCAATCAGCTGTATGCAGATGTTGGTAGGCCAGATCAAGCCAGTATCGGGCGTTATCACTGGGAAAGCTGGGTCTTGTCTTCCGGCCAAGAAGTTGCTCATCCAACGCTGGAGACAATTGTCAAAGGAGCAAAAGGCGAGGAGCAGGCGTTTACTGGAGTGCCGGTCAAGGAAGGCCGCATGCATGAACGCGCATTCGGCATTACCTACGAAAAACTTCCTGGTGGAGGGAATCAGTTTGTATTCCCAACATCAACTGGAGAAAGGTATGTCTTTACCAAACCCGGACTTGATTCTCTTTTTGAAGAGGTTATGAACAAA